TTAACAAACAAGATGGAGTTTGAAAAAATATTGTTGAATTTGTATCATCTTTTAGATAAGTTCTAATCATGTATTGATTATGATCTCCTAAAATATTGATTGGTTTGTGAAAAGATAATTTTGAAAAAGGAAACTCAGAATTTGCTTTTAATAATTGAGTCATAAAGTCTATTTAATAATAAATAAACTTTTAATTATTTATAAAATTACGCACAAAATTGATTTACAAAAAAATCAAATAATAAAACTATATTTTAAATAAGAAATTAATAAAATTATGTCGAAAGAAATACCAAATAATTTAGATTCAACTGTACTCTTTATGAATCAATCTCATAATATGGATTCAAACACAACTCTTAAAACTCCTGTAAATACAAATAAAGGGTCACACCCAGAAAAAACGAGTAAAATATATAACACACCATGTTGTTTTGTGTGTTATATACCACCTACAACTACACCTTCACCTATACCTACAAATGATTCATGTTGTTGTATTTGTTTTATACCAGATTCATGTTGTTGGGAAAGTTTGAATTTTTGTGTAAGTGATTGCATGAATATATGTCTTGGCTGTTTGTCTTTTGTGGATGGTAATTGAATAAATATAAAAGTTTATCTTATAATAAAAACAACAAGATGAACGAAGATATGCATGTCGTAAAAAGAAGTGGTAAATTAGAATCACTTAGTTTTGATAAAATTTTAAAACGAATTCGTAAAAGTGGGGAAGAAGTTCATATTAATTTGAATTATGCTTCTTTGGCTATGAAAGTAATTGAACAATTATATGATAAAATTCCAACATCTAAAATCGATGAATTAAGTGCTGAACAATGTTATTCTTTATCATCTATTCATCCTGATTATGCCATTTTAGCTTCTCGTATTATTCATTCCAATCATCATAGTAGTACTACAGAAAGTTTTTCTACTGTTATGACTACTTTGTACCGTAATTTGGATAAACATGGAAAACCTTCTCCATTGATTTCAGAAAGTCTTTACAAATTGGTCAAGAAAAACAAAAAAGAATATGATGCTTTATGTATTTATAATCGTGATTTTTTAATTGATTATTTTGGTTTCAAAACATTGGAACGAAATTATTTATTAAAATACAATAATAAACCCATTGAAAGAATTCAACACATGTGGTTACGAGTAGCCATCGGAATTCATGGTGCCGATATAGATCGAGTCAAAGAAACATATCATGGTATGTCTCAAAAATATTTTATTCATGCTACTCCAACTTTGTTTAATGCAGGAACTCCACACCCACAATTATCATCCTGTTATTTACTTGGTATGCAAGATGATAGTATAGAAGGTATTTTTCAAACTTTAAAAGATTGTGCATCTATCTCAAAATGGGGAGGAGGTATAGGTTTGCATATACATAATGTTCGAGCAACAGGTAGTCATATTCGAGGAACCAATGGTATTTCAAATGGAATTGTTCCAATGTTGCGTGTTTTTAATAATACTGCAAAATATGTAGATCAATGTGTTCATCCAAAAACATTGATTTATACAACAGATGGAATTCAACAAATTCAACATGTTGTAGCTGGTGAAACACAAATATACAATGGATTAGGACAAATTGAAACGGTTTATAATGTTTTGGAACATTATTATGAAGGAGATATTTTAGAAATTCAAACACCTCATATGCTTCAACCTTTATATATCACACCAGAACATCCCATTTATGTGAATCGTCAAAATCAATGGCAATGGATCGAAGCTAAAGATTTAGAATTGGATGATTATATTGGACATCGTATTCCTTCCTTTTCTATAGATATTACTGGTATTCGTAGAGAAGATTGTTATTTATATGGATTGCTTCTTTCGGGATATAGCATGTATAATCGAAGCATATTTGACAAGAAAAATACCGAACAATTAACTTATGTATTGAATTATTCCCAATCCAACATGTTTTATTATGAAATCGAGGAAACACATTTGGGTCAAATTGAAATTCATTGGAAAAACAATCTTCATTTGCCTTTTCGTCATGCTGATTTTATGGATGAAAATGGTCAATTGCGTATACATTCACGATGGTTAAATTTACCGAATGATAAAAGCAGATATATTATCAAGGGTATTTTGGAAAACAGTGGAAACAATATTGGCAACCAAATTTTACAAGGATTGTTTTTTCTTTCTTTGAAACAAGGATTCTTACCTAATATTGACAATAGTGCAAACTCTTATATATTGAATATGCCTGTAACAGCAGAATTTCAATCTATAATGGGTATAGATTCAGATGATGATGAAGATATGCCTCCATTGGATTATATTCGACAAGAAGATTGGTTATTATCACCCATTGAAAATATTTCATTACATACTTACAAAGGCGTTTTATATGATTTGCAAATGTCAAATGAACATAATTACATGTTACATCAAGGATTAGTTCATAATGGTGGTGGAAAACGCAATGGATCTATTGCCATTTATTTAGAACCTTGGCATGCTGATATTCAAAATTTTTTACAATTGAAAAAAAATCATGGTGAAGAAGAACTTAAAGCCCGTGATTTATTTTATGCCTTGTGGATTCCTGATTTATTCATGAAACGAATGTATCAAAACCAAAAATGGACCTTGATGTGTCCTGATGAATGTCCAGGGTTATCAGATTTATGGGGTGAAGAATTTGAACAATTATATGAAAAGTATGAAACAGAAGGACGAGGTCGTGAAACAATTTCAGCAAGAGATTTATGGATTCGTATTTTGGATGCTCAAATGGAGACAGGAGTGCCATATCTTTTGTACAAGGATGCTGCAAATCGAAAATCCAATCAACAAAATATTGGTACGATTCGATCGTCCAATTTATGTTGTGAAATTATGGAATATAGTGATGGAAAAGAAAGTGCCGTATGTAATTTATCCAGTATTGCACTTCCCATGTTTCTCAATACTGAAACCATGGAAATGGATTATTCCAAATTACATGAAATCAGTCAAACTGTAACCTTTAATTTAAACCGAGTCATTGATGTTAATTATTATCCCACAGACAAAACACGATTCAGTAATTTGAAACATAGACCTATAGGAATAGGTGTACAAGGATTAGCCGATGTGTTTATGATGATGAAGATACCGTTTGATTCAGATAAAGCCAAGGAAATAAATCGTCATATTTTTGAAACGATTTATCATGGTGCCTTGACAGAATCTAATCGATTGGCAATAGAACAAGGTCCTTATGAAACATTTGCAGGTTCTCCAGCTTCAAAAGGTATTTTACAATTTGATTTATGGCAAGTGGATCCTGGACAATCCCGATATGATTGGAAATCTTTAAAAGAGAAGATATGTCAAAGTGGATTACGGAATTCTTTATTGTTGGCACCTATGCCTACTGCATCTACTTCACAGATATTGGGATTCAATGAATGTTTTGAACCTATTACAAGTAATATTTATAGTCGGGGAACATTAGCTGGACAATTTTTATTAGCTAATAAATATTTAATGCGTGATTTAATTGATCTTGGATTATGGAATGAACATGTGAAAAAAAATATCATTGCGAATGAAGGCAGTATTCAAAATATTGACGCCATTCCAGAGAATTTAAGACAAGTTTACAAAACAGTTTATGAAATTCCTATGAAAAGTTTGATTGATATGGCTTCAGATCGAGGCGCTTTTATTTGTCAAAGTCAAAGTTTAAATTTATGGTTAGAAGATCCAAATTACAAAACATTGACTTCAATGCATTATTATTCTTGGCAAAAAGGTCTTAAAACGGGAATTTATTATTTACGACGAAGAGGTAAACATCAAGCCCAAAAATTCACGATTGAACCAGAACGAGTTCATTCATCTAATTCTTATACTTTGAATGAAACGGAAGAAACAGACATTTGTGATATGTGCTCCGCTTAATACACTCCATGTCATCACCTCTTAATGAAAAGTGAGTAAATAGAGAAATTGATTGATATCCCCCAACATTTCATCACGAATATTCAATAAATCACTGTCCAAACGACTGTCAAACATGTCATTCATAGATTGCAAAAACACTCGATATCGGTACATGATTTTTATGAAATCATCCAAATCCGAAACATCTTCTAATTCAATCTTTTTATGAATCAAACCAACACGCGAACCATCCTTTCCTAATAATGTTTCTGTAAAGCGGTCTATTTGTTTATTTAATTTTTCATATAATTCATCGGTGGCTTTATGTTGAGCAAAAGATTTTGTTTTCCAATGATACAGTTTCACTGTATTCAACATTTCTAAAAATTGATGAACAATAAAAGATTTTATTTCTGACATTGACATTGAACTTGACGGCATGGAAACCGTGTTCTTGTTTAAAGTTTTTCGATTTTTCAGTTTGATATTCTTTTTTCTTCGTTTGCTTCGTTTGGAAATAGACCAACTCATATCATACATTATATAAACTTATCATAAATTATATAAACTTTATTTTTCGAAAAACAAAGTTTATAAATAAAACCCTGTAAAGACACCTAAGAAAAATTTCGAAACAGGATTATTTAAAATGAGTAAAATGGGTAAAAAAAATGATAATCAACAATAAAAAAATAAAACCAAGAACCATTTGTTTTTCTGTAAACCAAAAGGATTCTTCTTTTGGTATTTCAGCATATCGAAATTGATCATAAAAAAAGTCTAAAGCTTCTATTAACTCCATGGTTGGTTTACCCAACATGGTATTGTATTTATTATGAATAAAAATGGTCCAACGCACTAAAGATTCACGACAATCTAAATAAGGTGTTACAGGATAAGCATCCAACATTTCTGCAAAAGTAGATCCTCCGGATGGTAAAAAAAGAGGTAGATTATGATAAAAATCATAATATTTCCGTTTTGTTACAGAATTCGGTGTTTCTGGATAAGTTATAGATAAAGTATGCAAGAAAAACCAAAAGGGTGGTCCCCATATAGATGCATTTAAGACAATTTGCTGAGACATCTTTTGTTTGATTATGGAAATTTTTTTCAATAGAAAAAACCTAGGTTTCTCCCTTAATATCTCAAGTGTCTTTACAGGTTTATCGACTATAAAGTAATCCACAACAACCATTTTGAAATGATACAATATTGTATCTTTCTTCTTGAACAAATAAATTGAAAGAATAACTATACAAACGATAATTGGATTTATAAACTCCAATGGGATTACCAGATAAATCACAAATTACATTTTGATTGGAATTTATGGAATCTATTTGAGGTGTCAATGTTGTATATTCTAATTCAATAGTACGAAATTTAGACATATTCATGGCACCTGTTGGTTGATATTTACCCGTTTCTAAACCAAAATTGTAAAAATACAGACCATTCTTTCCACCACCAGATGTACGATGTATTTTTTCGATATAATCATAAAATCCACTTGTTAATGCATTTTCACGATAATTACCATCTAAAACTATTCCCATGGTTAATAAAATTTCTCGTAAATTGGCATTGTTGAAATCACCCGTCATAAAATAACCGGTATTAGACCCATCTGGATTTAATAAATCAATAAGTTGAATATCGGATGGAATACCACTATAAGGCCAATTTGTATAATTGGTCCATTCGTTTCTTAATTGGACATCATTGCGTTGAAAATAAAACATCCAATTGGTGACGAGA